GACGTCTGGCTTCGGCGCAGAACTTCACATAGTCAGGGTACATATTGGCCCTACCATATAACTGCATCATGCTTCTGAGTTCGTCTTCTTTGCGCTTCAGTTCATCAAGTGCAAGAAACTCTTCAAGATCAGACTTGGAACCGTCAAGGTTTGACCCTTGCTTCTGGGCTTTCTTTTGAACCGCATCTTTGTTGAGGGTAAAGTCGGAGATAGCCTTACCAGCTTTGGCAAGGTCTGAACCATTCTCGACACATTTCTTGATGATTGCGAAAGCTGCATTGGCTGCTGCTAATTCTGCCAGCATTGAGCGTCTCCACTAAGGGTTAACGCTCTCCTTGTGGGTTAGTCTTGGTCTTCTAGGTACTCTTTCAGCAACTGCTTCAGTCCGATAGACAGCAGCTTGCATTTGGTGTCTTCGTCTAACTCGACAACCATAGTCGCAGAGCCGTCCTCACGCTCGATGAGGTCGATGATGTTCAGTTCATTCATTATGCTTCCTTGGGATTATAGTTTCATTAGTAATGAACCGGCGAGACCAATGATAACCACCGTGCTGCCCATGACCATTGCTTCTAGTCTCCACAGTCGTTTGTCGAGACCAGACAGTTTGTCTTCTACTGAAGCGTACCTCACGGCACATTCCTTTTCGTGAGCCTCAAGTTCCAAGGCTACACGAAGTTCTGGGGTAACTGACTGCTCTAGGTTCATTCTGGTGAAGCCTGTGCCATCTCAGCAGCTTGTGCCGCCAGATGCTCTGCATAGGCATCCTTAACAGCCTGTGTGTGTACCGCTGCACAGATGGCTTGCACCTCTGCGCTTTCGCCAGTGGTGTCAGCGTCAGGTGCTACAACGTGCCGTGAAAAGCCACGGCTAATCTCAACGCCATCACGCTTGATGACGGTTGCGGTGCGTACTTGAACGTGCTTGTAGTCACCTACGATTTCGATTTTGTCTTGTACTGTTTCTTCTGTTAGTGCCATTTTTATCTCCTATGGATGGACTGTCCGACCTGATGTCCAATCAGGTTATGATGTGCGGTATTGTGCTGAAATTCTAAGTTGGTGATTACTAAATTCAGATGTAGCGTAAGCCTGTCCATCTTTATAGAAGTAAATAATACTCCCTTGAACTAACAACCCGATAGAATCAGATGTTGTGGCGGTTGTGTAAGCAAGTGAACCAGCAGAGTCGCCGTTTGTACTAAATGGAAGACCTCCTAAAGCCATATACTGACCTTCAGTATTTGTTGGGACTAATAACTGGCAGCTTAAAAACACCCTATTTCCTATCTTTGTATACGAAGCACTCGTTACGGTAGGTGTTAAACCGCCATTAACTATGGTTACATTCCAAGTGCCTTCCTCATAGTCATCCAGATGATTAGCCGAACCAGTGCCGCCCAAGTAGACACCGCCGGAGAGGTAGAGGTCGTTGAAGCGGTTGGTTGTTGAACCAAGATTTATAGCAGCGTCTCTAGCCCCTCCATTAGTGCCTCTAGGTATAATATGCGGCCCTGCTGGATCAAACAATAGATTTACATCAGATTTGCCAATGTAAGGCAAGCTAACATAACTCCCAATCGACCCCACCGTGGTGCTATCTTTACGGAAGTCAACAATAGAGCCATCTGAAGTTAGGCGGTTGAATGTTGCTGTTGGGTAACCATTCCTTGTAACCACAAGAAGGCCATTTGGGCCGTCAACTTCGATGCCTTGCAACGCTGTGCTACTAATGGCCTTACCCACCAGCAGATTACCGCTGCTGTCGATGCGCATACGTTCTGCTGAAGTTCCATTGCCCGTATAAAACACAACTGACCTAGCATCGCTTGTGCGTGGGGCAAGCACTAGGTCGCCGTTGCCGCCTGTAAAAGAACTTGTAGAAACGCCAACGTAGGCCGCTGTTTGGCTAGTTGGGGCTGCGGAAATATCGCCCATATGAATGGGTATGCCGTTTGCGTCATTTACTGACAATTTACTCGTTGGTGAACCACCAATGCCAACATTCCCTGAAGCATCCACCGTTACATCATCGTGATTAGGAATACCAAGGCTACTTAGGCTTGGGGTCGGGGCAGCGGGTACGTTGTCCAATGCTGAAGACACAACGTCACCGTTGGCGTCCAGCAGTGACGCGAGATCATTTGCTTTTGTCATGTTGGGTTACTCCGGCTGGGGGATGGCTTGCGCTGCTTCAGCCTCTGCTTGCCGCACTGCCCCTGTCTTCACGATGTCGTTATCGAAGGCGTAGGCAACGATAAGTTCGCGGGTCGCTGGCACTTGGATGCCGTTGTCGAGGCAATGCTTAACGGTGATGTCTACGATTTCATCGTTTGCAATCCGGCATCTTTCAGTCACTGCGTTATCGGCCCACTCAGACGGAGACAATGCAGCGTATTCCAGACCCTTATACTGGGTGTCCGTCAGTTCGATTTGTATTGTTTGTGTCATTGTTTTTACTCCGTCAAATTAACCTATTAGCTCAATTGTCATACCACCATAACCACCTAAACAAGATGAAGTTCTTATTCCGATACTGTCGTTTGCTATTGCTGAAACAATCCAGCTACCACTCATATGTACATAGCCATCGCCATAGTTGTAGGGAGTACCTTGTTGTGTACTGCCAGCTACTTCGACTAACAGGGCGTTGTAGTAAAATGCTCCATCACCTGATGCGCTAACATTCATACCATAAGCTGTTACACGGTACTTGCCGGAAACCGGACAAGTGAAAAGACCAGTGGATGTATTATAATGATTACCTACATTCACCGTTGCTGAATTATATGGAATAAGAAGAGTGTTACCACCAAGTGTACCGAAGTTTATAGTTCTGGTTGCAGACACCATTGGCTGATACGGCATCGTGACGCGGCCTGAACTGTCAATGCGGAGGCGTTCTGTGCTACTGCCACTAAAAGGTGTGGTGTGAAACACCATTGAGCCTTGCGTCAAGGAGCCGTTTTGGCTCACCGCACCTATCTGGGCCAACGGCGTGGAAAAGACACTGCCTCCGTTGTTTGTACCAAAGAAACTTAGGTAGTTTGTTTCTAAGCCTGTAGTTGTTGCGTTAGTATTTATGACAGAAATTGCGCTAGTGTTGCTGAGGGAAGCTGAAGTCAGTCTTGCATTAGGCGAACTAGTACCAATGCCCAACGACTCCGCACTCGCATCCCAGAAGAACTTTGGCGTTGTGCCTGTGTCCTCGTAGAAGCTGATGTCGCCTGAGGAGTTGTTTACTACAATATGTGCCTTTGGAGAACCACCAGAATCGTTGACAGTTGCGAGTGAAAACAACGCACCACTTAGCCTGAGCCTTGTATTGAGGTCAGTCGTGTCAGTTTCATTAAATATGAAATTAACCGCAGTGCCATCTAGCGTGGCGTCACCATTCACAGTCAGCCCATCAGCCGTGACACTGCCAGTTACATCAACGCCTGTGGCTGTGGTGGCGAGTTTAAAGCCCCCGTTATAGCCAAGACTAATATTATCTGCACTAGTCAATAAAAGGTTATTATTATCTGCGTCTTGTATCGCAGTACCTGCGTCAGAATTTCCAAGAATTAGATAGCCTGCCCCTGAATCCTTTACATAACTATTGATACCATTGTGATAAACCTGAAGGTCACTGCCAGCACCGAAGATGGCCTTGTCGTTGTCGCCGAAGGTTACATCGTTGCCGTTGCTGTCTAGGTTACCACCAAGCTGTGGGGTTGTGTCTTGGACGACATCTGAAATCCCTGCGGCTGGCAAGTTAGTCAAAGCAGAACCATCGCCACTAAAGGCAGTCGCAGTCATTGTGCCATTCACAGTTACATTAGACTGGAAAGTACCACCGTTAGTCGCAGACACCATGTCAGCAGTCGTGAAACTCTTGAAAGCAACTACATTGATTTCATCACCGGCTGCTGCTGCTACAGTAAGCGTAATAGTCGAGCCATCAGTCGCTGTATAATCTGTGCCATCTTCAAGCACGACACCATTCCGTGTAACGATGAGATTATCCACGGTATAGCTGAGTGTATTGCTATTATCGTCTGAACCACTGAAAGCAGTCTGAGATGCTGTTGCAGTGAAGTTGTAGTTGAGTAAAGATGCACCGCCAGCGGAACTAGCAGCAATCCAAGAACCACCGTCAAAGACACGCATCTCATTAGCAGTGCTATTGAAGTACAAGTCACCTTGGTCAACCGTCAGGCCAAGACCAGTAACGTGTGTCTGCGCTGCGCTATCCGAAGCGTGAGGGCCATAGTATCTGTCCTCGAAGTCGTTGAAGACTGCCGCTGCCGAAGCTGCGCTTGCTGCTGCTGACACCTGAGATGCAGCGGCTGCTGTTGCGCTTGTGGAGGCTGCTGACGCTGAGTTAGCTGATGCAGTGGCATCGAGGCCGGTCTGTACTCTATCGGCTGCTGTAGCGATGGCATCGGCATTTGTAGCTGCACGGTCTAAACCTGTTTGCACTCTATCGGCAGCGGTAGCCGTGGCATCGGCAGATGACGATGCGGCACTAGCGGCTGCGTTAGTCTCTGAAGTCGCCGCTGCGTTGCGGCTAGACAATGCTGCCGCTGCTGAAGCACTTGATGACGTTACGTCCAAGCCAGTCTGAACGCGGTCGGCAGCGGTCTGAACTGCATCGCTATTCGTTGCCACACGGTCTAGGCCGGTTTGAACGCGATCTGCTGCTGTCTGGACTGCATCGGCTGATGTGCTTGCAGCATTTGCAGAAGATGATGTCGCTGCTGTCTGGGATGTAACGGCAGAAGCTGCTGATGCCAATGCATCTGAGTTAGCTGAAGCTGCGCTGGTCGCTGCTGCGTTCTTAGAGACTAAGGAGGCTGCGGCACTGGCGGCACTATTGGTTTCTGAGGTTTGCGCTGCGTTCTCGCTGGCAAGGGCAGCTTGTTCAGACGCTAGGGCTGCGGCGGCTGAAGCACTTGCGGAGCCTTGAATCTGTGTGCTGGTGCCTGTGTTCTTGAAGAAACTACTGTTCGCCATCGTTACCTCTAGTTCGTGTTATATGAAGATTGGAAGTCTGTGTATGTGTAAGTTGGTTGAATAGCTTGCACACCACCATTCATCTCCTGATCGTTTGCTTGCTCTTGTATCTCAGATAGGAACATTCCGTACTTCTGCTCAAACATAGGCGCACGTTCATCTAGGTAATAATCTGCCGCGTAGGTGAGACCAGAATAAATGATAAGGTCGGGAGCGACAGCAGCCAGTGTGTTTTCGTCTGTGTTCAGAACCATTGGCGTGAACTCGCCGTAGTAATAGAGAACTAGGCTTCCAGAAGTAGGCTCTGGGTGTACATAAAGGTTCTGCTGCTGACGTATGAACTCTGTAGGATTACCAGCAATAGGGTTTGCAGCTACTGCTCTGTACTTAGACATCGGTATACGCTGAAGCTCAACATCATCGTAGTACAGTGAAATGATCTCAAGGAAATCCAGCGGCAGGGTCACTGTGGGTGTCCTAGCTGTGATTGTGTATGTTGAGACATTCTCATTCAATGGAGTTCTAAGCTGTCTTTGAATACGGGCAATACCTTGATCAATGAACGTAGTCGTTAGGGTTGGAGTGATGTCGTTTCTGTTTAGAAGACTGTTGAAATGACTTTTGATATCGCCGTAGTTCATAGCTTATGCCTTTCCGGTTTTAGGGGGCTTTGCTGTCTTTGCAGCTTGCTTAAAAGCAGCAGAAGTTGGTCTACCCTTGTCTCCAGCCTTTGCCATTTTCTCACCAGAACCAGCAGCTATCCGCGCTCTTTTCTTGTGGATGTTATTATACAAACTCATCAGACGCTCTTTTCTGTTGCCATGAAGCCATCAAGGTTTTCTGTCTTGAGCTTCTTTATGATTTCTTTGAAAGGGATTGATCCGTCCATTATGTCAAACCCCTCTTTCTTCCACTTCTCGACAAAGATGACTGGGATCGAGGCGACATGCTGGTAGTCACCTTCACGCTTTCCCATGCTGTTGTCGCGCTTGTCTTTAAGATCATCGAGAAAGGCTTGGCTGATGCTCTGGCTATCAGTTCTTACTAAGTTACCAGCCTCTTCACTGAAGTCGTTTTGAACTCCAACAAGGTCAATCTTTTTATTCATTATTATCCCCTTGGTGTTTAGACAAAAGAAAACCCCCAGAAGCATGAGCCTCTGAGGGTTTGTGTAGGCGTGAGGGGTAGCGGTAAGGAGAGCAGAATCCGCTAGGACTCCCCTCACTCCTATCCGCTACACTTAGGTCAGTGCGTTGATTTGGCCTGATCCAAGTGGATTCTTGTGCATGAGGCCAAGTTCCCCGACGACCATGTGGGTGTCTGAGTCGCCTGTCTTTGCGAGTAATGTACGCGCAAACGGACGAAGAGACGCTGTACGCCACATTGATGGGTCAAGCAGGAACGCATGGTCTGTCATCTGGTGGCGGTTCAGAACCACTTTGTACTCACCAAAGGGTGACACATACAAATTAACAACATTCGTGAGAGTCTTGTTACCATCATTGAACTCACGGCTACGTCCAGCAGCACCTGTGAAGGCAGAAATGATAAGAGAATCTGCGGGTTTGACCATGAGAATGGTTGCATCGCCGCCGTTGTTGTAGACGTTCTGACCAGTAGTTGTGATCATGGCTTCAGTTAGAGCCGCTGTACCACCAGCAGTGGTGTTGGCTGCACCAATCAACTGATCGGCTGAGTCCATCTCACGGGCTGTTGTAGCGTTACCAACATTACCTGCGTTAGAGGCACCAACAAAGGCAAATTCTACGTCTTTCTTGATCTCTTTTAGGGCTTTCGATAGCTGATATGCTGTCTCTTTAGCTCTACCGTATGCTTTTACAGCATCAGCGGTTGCTGATACTTGGAAAGTCTTTTGTAGAATCTGGGTGTTACCAGTGATCATGGTTGTTGGGATTGCTGTACCTGCTGACGCTGTGAAGCCCTCAAGCTGTGCGTTTGCGGCTGCGGCGGCAAGTGAGTCAGTCTGATATTGATACTGACGCGCATGTACTTTCTCTGATTTGATCATAGAGTACATAGGTGTATCAGTTGGTGTGATATCAGAAATGATGTTAGATACGTCCTCAGCGAGGCCGATCTGTTCGTAGGTTTTGTAGATTGCCATTGTGGGGTTTTTCCCTTCTTATCTGGCTATGTGGTTTTATGCTTCCCAGTTACCTAAGATAGCTGCTGCAATGTCATCGAGGTCACGGCCACCACTCTGCACCATGCGCTGCCGAGCTTTCTCGGCGGATGCTTTTGCAGATGACTTATTGTCTGGTGAGCGTTTACTGCGAAGAACCGTTTTGGAAGCTGCACTCTTTTTCTTCTTTACCAAGGCTACTTTCTTACCTTCGTCATACAGTCGAGCCTTATTGATCAACATGATCACTGAAGGGTCTACATACTGGTCAACTTGGTCTTGGGGCAGTCCGTTGGCTACAGCGTAACTACGAATGTCGTCATACAACTTGTTACTCCAGTCAGGTAATTCCTCTTGGAGCTTAGACACGCAATCTTTAGCAGCGTCCTGCATTGCGATCTTTTGTTGTTGTTTGATGTCATTGTAGAAACTGTCTGCTTCTTCATTAAGGAACTTCAAGTCATTAAAAGCGTCTTGAGCTTCTTTTCTGAGTTGAGCAAAGTCTTCCGTTTCCATTGTCTTGCTGGCAACAAGCATGTCTACTTCTGAGTAGGGCTTATAGCGTTCTTGAGCCTTTTCCAGCATCTTTTGGAAAACGATATGGTTCTTCTCGATGCTTGCCTCAACATCTTTACGTTGGGAAGCGACAAGCTGAGACTTTTGGGTGAGACTAGCTTCTTGACCTGCCAATCGCTTGAGATTTGCCAAAGATACCTTCTTAGATTCTCCTGAAACGACAACATCAATCTCAAGATCATCAGACAGTTCAACAGGCTCATCACCCGCCTCATCGTCTTCTGTATCATCATCTGTATCATCGTCTTCTGTTTCCTCTTCATCAGGGTCTTCTGCATCCTCATCAGGATCGTCAGTTTCCGTAATCTCTTCTTCCTCAACAATGTCCGTGGTCTCTTCTGGACTCTCTTGAGGTGCCTCTGCTTCGTCTTCAGATGGCTGGTTCTCAGCGTCTTCCCACTTCGCAAGGATGGCTTCTTCTGCATCGAGGGGGAAACCCTCATTCGGGTTGTTGTTTTCTTGCACGTTAGACATGGTGCCTATTCAACCTCTTCGTTGTTGTCACGATCATTCTTGGCGATAATCTCGTTCTTCACCGATACTTGCTGCTGCAAGGTCGAAACGATATCTACCAAGGCTCTGTAGTGTGCGTAGCTACGCTCTCGCGCCTCTGTGTCCTCTGGCTTAGAGTTTACAAACGCTTGGAAAGTGCTTTGCACCATTCTGTCGATAGTCCCAGAGAAAGCCTCAGTGCCTAGTATTTGCTCTGATGCTTCTCCGTGACGAATCAACTGCTCTTCTTCGTTACTCATTGTCTCTCCTTATCCCGTTGGGGATGCTATTCCTCTTAGGTCTTCAGCAGTGCGGAGTATCTGTAGTTCGCTTGAGTCAATGAACTGCTTGAACTTGAACTGCTGTTCTTTGAGGTCTTGGTTGTCGCTCTGTAGAGCGTGCTGTGCTTGTGCTTTCATTTGCTCAAGCTCAATCTTCATCTGCGCTATCTGCGCGTCTACCTGTGCCTTTGCCTCTGCAACTGCTGTCTGGCGTTCTTGAAGCTCAATTTGCTTCTGTGCCATTTGCATCTGCATCTCTTGTGCAGGGTCAGGCTGTGGCGGCGGTAGCTGATCAGGCGGTGTGAGGTAATCACTGACATTCATAATGCCAGCCTTCTCCATCACATCCTTGACCAAGGCGTAGGCGTTCTGAGGCTGGTACATGCCTTGCAGGATTGGGTCTTGTGAGAACATCTGGTGCATCATTAGATGCTTCTGGCTCTCTGCTTCCTGCTCACCATAGCCAAGGTGTAGCTGGACCATAACGTCTCTCTTACTGTCCCATACAGATGGGTTCACCTGCACATACTCACCTGACAAGTCGATGATCTTCTGCTGATCTTCATTCTCGACAACAAGCTGATAAATTAGGTGGAACAGAGGTTTGACGAATTGGTTAGCAAAGTTTCTTGCGATAATCTTCTGCCGCTGCTGCGACATGGTGGCGAGTTGCTCAACCATTGCGGCACTGTTTTGGTGCGAGATGGCATCCTTATTCAACCCTTGGCTGAGTCTGCTGACACCTGAGTTGTCTTCCTTGTCCTCATCGAGAAGCTGTAATGTCTGGAATACAAACGGGTTCAGTGATGCTTGCGGCATTGGGCTGATAGCATCGACCCTGCTTACATTAACCAAACCACCGACTCGGTTGTCGATAAGTTCGCGTGGGTTCGTTAGGCCACCTTTGACAACCATATACCTTGGGTTATTGGTGATCATTGCGTGGTCTAGGATCGACCTAGTTAGGATTGTCCGAGCGTTCTGGGTTGCGACTAGCTTTTCTGCGAAGTTACTGCCGTAAAAAGCATGAGGGATAGGAAGAGGCGTAAAAACCACAAACGGTAGACGGTCTACTTCTTCTTTCTCAAGTATTGCGTTTCCAGCCTTCAAGATACGATGCAGCTTGGCAATCCCCGTACCTTCAATGTCTAGGTTGATGTAGATTTCGTAGACCATGATTGTGCGAACTTGGTCTTGGTAGCCTCGGCTGCTATTGCCTCTGTCTGAGCCAATGTTGTCGAAACGTGCCAAAAGCTCCGCATCTGTCTCTAGCTCTACATCCTCATGAGACTCACCGATGCTATCTAAGGTATCCTCATCAAAACCCATGTCCCGAAGCTCTGAGAGCGTCTTGCGGGTTCTGTGTGCTACAAAGTTGGCTTTCTCTAGGCTTACAGCTTGGCTCTCTATCAAGAACTCTTCTGGCGGGATGGCCTCAACAACAACCTGACTGGTAGATACTGGTGAAGACACCACACCATTGATCAAGCCGTTTTCGTCCTCATCGCTTTCGACAAGTTCAACACCGTCTTCAGCTAAGACCATATCGAGTTCGCTTTGGGAAAGACCCTCGAACTCTTGTAGGTCTTCCTCGCTACTCTCCTGCCAGAATACTTTTGCAATACCTGCTCTGGCTACAAGACCATCGTGGATCACTGATCGAAATAGACCAAAACCGTCATTTTGCCGGAACAGTACGAAGTCTGTATATGCGCTACAGACAGACGCTAATTGAACATCCTCTGGCCCTTGCGGAGCAAACTTAACGATGCGGCTACCGCTTGAGAACGTCTCCAGCAGCGCGGCTTTCATAGACTCTACTGTGTCATAGACATCTTGAGAGACGTAGCGGCTGTTGCCATCATGTGCTGGCTTTGGAAGCGCGGCATTGTAGTAGTCAGTGACCTTCTTACGCTCACGGGCTAGGTCACTATCGAATGAGCCGATGGACTGCCGTATGTTTGAGTCCAGAATAGCTACAATCTCATCGTCTTCTAGCTTTTCGTATTCTTCTACTTTTGCCATATCTTAGACCATTTCCAAGTAAAGTTCATGTGGTGTCTCCACGGGTTCCCAAGCTCCTTCGTGAACATGGTTTGCCAGAGCAAGAGCCATCACACAGTCATCAAAGCAAGAAGGTTCAGCTTCCATCGCACCTGTTTCGGTAACGATGTAAGTCATGAGTTCTCTGATCGTCACAGCATCATTTAGCTCTAGCTCACCCTCGCGTAATGCTGCGCGAAGCTGGTCTATGATCAGAGGTTTTGTCTTTGAAGATGTAGTGAAGCCGAGCTTGACTGTTTCTCGGTCTGTGAGCTTATCTACCTGCACTTCTGTGTAGAAGTTAGGGTAAGCAAAGTCTTTTCCAAGTCGTGTGCAAGTCAGGATGCCGTGAGAGTTGTTCTCAACAATGATAAACGCTTCATTGTAATACTCGCCAAGTGCTTTAAGGACTTGGGCGAAGTAGTCAGGGTGGACATGACCACGCCATATGGCAACCTGCCGTTTCTTCGAGTCGAGCACCTGTGCAACGGAGTAGTCTCCATTTCGGATACCCATACTTGAATCTGCGCCAATGACATACTGCATACCCTCATCATGTTTGCGGTAAGTGGTTAGTTCTCCCCTGATATTAGGCAGAAACTCCTCACCCTCTAAAGCCAGCCTGTCTTCTACATCCCTTGAGTTTTCAAGTGACTTCTGAAGCTGCTGGGGATTGAAAACGGGACGACCAGTCGTCAAGAACGCTTCAGAAGGCTCCGAAGGGTATTCTTGATGAAATAGGTCGATCCCGTTTTGAGCGATCTTCCGTCTGCGGAACATAAGTTGTTCATCTGAGAGATTGTACTTCTCAGAGAGTTCCTGCTCATCTGGAGTTCGCTCGAAGTTCAGTGGTACTTCCTCGATGTAAGTGGGGTCCACAAACCAAGGAATAAAAACAGGTACAAAGCCGTTTGTGCCTTCTACCGCGCCTCTCCACATATCATGGTAAATACCTGTTACACCATTCGCCGTGCTCTCGATAAAGATAGCAGTGCCAGCAGTATTCGGTACAGCTTGAGCCAGACCATTCCAGATGTCCTGTGCGGTTGACTTAGGCCAGAAGGCCATCTCAGAGCAGTGCGCGTGGGTGAGAGTTTCACCGCGACCAACGGAATCACCACCTGCTGTGGCAACGACATAGCTCGAATCAAGGACATCAAAGGATAGTTCCCTTCTACTACTGTATTTGGTGTGAGGTTTCAGTATGTCAGGACAGTGTTCGTGGTAACGCTTCGTTAGGTCAAACAAAGCCCTTGTACTGTCTGCGTGGTGAGTAATCACCATTGCTTTTCGGGCTTTTTGTTGAGACACAGAAAAGTAAAGGTAGCCGCCCGTGTAGGTCGAAAGACCCTGCTGCCTTGCCTTTAGGATGATAATCCTAATCTTGCCTTCATTTTGGAGTTGTTTGGTTACAGCTTCATCTAGGATTTGCTGTGCTGGGTTGAGTTTTAGCGGAGCAATCTCACCAGCTTTTGTTCTGATAGACAGCGCAGAACGCGCATAAAAAGGAAACTCAGATAGTAGACGCTTACGAACCTGCTTTAGTTTCTGATCCATCATCGTCTTCAACTAGCAGTGAAGCTAGGAAGTCTTCTGCCCGTGCGACTGCAACTTCAGATTTAGCCACAGGCTTCTGTTTACAAAAGTCTAACACTAGCCGTGCGGCTGATAGACGCTCACGGGTTTCGCCCTGCATACGCATGACCTCTACCGCTGTGCCTAGTGCTTCTTTTGCATACTCATCTTCTACGCCATACTTTTGTGACATGATTTCTACTACCTTTTCTGCTTCCTTTTTAACTTTCGCTCGGAGATTATCGGCTTGCTCTTTCCGTAAACCATCTGGAACGCCTTTAGGCCGACCAGCGTTTTTCCTACGCTTGGTTGACCACTGCTTTCTTAGCTCTCGACCCTCTGGGGTTTCCATTAGAGTCGAGAAGTAGTTTTGTTTAGGTGCGCGTTGGGGACATGCGCCGTTGCCCTTTGTGGGTGGCGATTTCAATCGCGGGTTCTTAGGTGCTCCCATCTGCTGACAACTTAGAGTTAGGTTCTATACTGACTTGACCAATAACACGGTGCATAAATGCTTCTAACTGTTCTAGTTCGTCAAAGTCTAAGTCACCATTATTCTGAAGCTCATCAAAAGACACGTTGATCTTTTTCACATCACTGTCAGTAAGGTTTTCACCTTTCTGTAGCATGTTTAATATGTCAGCTCTAAGCTCGCTCATTTTGGAACCTTCCCATCCTTGAGTATGGATTCTATCAGTTTCACAAATACAGGGTCAACTCTCTCCGTGTTTCCCATAAAGTATGTGGCAAAGTTCTCACAGAACCATTCATGACTGTTCCACTGTGCGTAATGCTGGAACTGACGAAGATTGTTTTCGCTGGTGTCAGCCTCAATGTCAGCTATGGCTTGCTGAAAGGTTTTGTTGTTGCCAGCTTTTGTTGAGACAACCTCGCTTTTATGATTTCTCAACCAATCCTCAATAGGTCTGGTATAGTTTCGCCTGTTTACTTTTCCACCTAGTTCAGACATTAAAGGGTTTGCTTTATCACCTTTATATTCATTTCCAAAATAGGCATGAATGTGATGACCCATTTCATGAAACATTGTATGTCTAGCTTGCTCTAATCCGGTATCTGCATAAGCATCACCGACCACTGGGCGGTCCCTAAGTGGGTCTCCTAGTTTCCAATCAGACTTGTTTAGATTATCATTGGTAAGACCACGCGCCTCAAGAAGAAGGCTCTTACCCTTGTCATTGTTCTCGTTTATTTTATCAGTTAAGTCGGCTCTTTCGTAGCTTCCCTGTGGAAGTGACTCTCTTTGCCTTCGTAGTTCTTTGTTTTGTTCTTTGATCTCGCTGATCTGTGATTTCAGAGCATCTACCTTTGCTCTTCTTTCTTCTGCGCTAATGTCAGATGTAGACTGATTAATACCAATAGAGTAGCGGTAGAATGAGTCAGAGTTTAGCTGCATCACCCCGTCACCCATGTTTGCACCGTAAGCCCCGATACCGTGCTTAATTCCTCTGACCCGTGGCACATTAAACTTGTCTGCTATTTGATCAATTTCATTCTTGAGTGCAAGGACTATAGAAGCACTTTCATTCGTCCAATGGGCTTTTGGGAAGGATACCGCACCAAAGTCTGCCGCCGTGCGACCCTTATACTGCGAGGAATCCTTGTTATAATAACGGGGGTCTTGTGCTGCCTCTTTTAGTTGTCTGCGAAGTTCTTTTGCTGCCTCAGTAGGGGTCATAGTGTTAAGAGTCTCAGGAGTAACGCTTGGGGTAATTGCATTACTGTTAGACTGCTCTTGGGCTGGTTGTTCTGGTTGAGGTGGCTGCGGTTGTTCTGGCTGCGGCGGCTGTGGTTGTTCTGGTTGAGGCGGCTGTGGTTGTTCTGGTTGAGGCGGCTGTGGTTGTTCAGTGCCTTGCTGGGGCTGCTGCTTCATGATCCGGTCAAGGTAGGGAGCCATGTACTTCTGCACTGCTTGCATGTCTGCACCCTTTTGGACTGCACTTTCCATGTCCATCTGGATAGCTCGAACAGGGTCACTACCAATAGTTCCATTAGCGTATTCTTGCAGTCTTTCTAGGATAAGACCTTTTGTTAAAGCGTCTAAACTACCGTCTTGCTGCACAGCGTCTATCAGGGCGTTGGCTGCCGCAATGTTCTGGCGTTTGCCTTCTTCGTATGCTCGGCTGCGCCGTTGTGCTTCTTGGTACTCCCCAAATGCTCTTGGCTCTGGTTGATTAGGCTGGGTTGCACCTGCTGCTTCATAATTGTCTTTAACAAAGGTGATAAGCTCGTTCAGATACTTAATCTCTCCACCCTTCTTCAAGCTACGCATTGCGCTTTTAGCCGACACGAAAGAACCCGATGTTAATGGGTTGTTCCTGATTATGTAGGCTAGAGTTTTAACCAGATTTGGTATGTCCATACCTGTGGCACGGAGAAGAACATCTTGAGGACTGCCGCCTGTGTAGCCTTGACGCTCTCTGGCACCTGAGTCCCAAAGCTGTTGGTTAATAGCTTGTTTGCGCTGCTCTTCGGCTTGCTTTTCAGCTTGTCTTTTTAGCTGCTCTTTTCTTGCTTCACGTTGTTTCACAAGAGCAGCCAGTTTCTTCTGCCTACGCTCTTCTTCCTTGCGTCTGTATGCGTCAATAGCTCTTGAGCGTGTTGAGATGACTGAAGTGGTGCCTTGGCCTTGCCCTTTGTTATTCTTGATGTACCTTGCAACGCGGCTTCTGCGTCCAGTTACAGCGTCAATAGCTCTACCTGCTACAAATCCGGCTGTTTGGCCTATAAGAGACACACCACCTGTTTGCGCGGCTGCTCCACCTGTTAAAAGTGGGCGAAGCAAGCGTTCAGCGTTAATTGCGCTTCGGTCATACCCTGCACCACCGCCCATTGGGGCTAAAAGGTCTGTGTACTGGGACACCCCACCGACATAACCAGATTTATGAAGAGCTGTGAGTTCGTTACTCTCTCTAATAGCGTTGAGGAGTTGCTGGCCTTCTAATGTGCCACCCACTAGCTCTTCTAAAGCGGAAATGTCTTGTGTGCTTACAATACCTTTGACCTTGTTCTTGGCTGCACTGATAGCGTTTCGTGCATTTGCCTTCTTTGCGGCTAGTTCTGCTGAGTCCGTAGGCTTTTCGTTCAAGCTGAAGGTTGCGTCTTTGTTAATGCTGGACACAGCAAGGGTAATATCCTTAACGATGTCTTTGTGGGCTACATCTACAGCGTCTACAGCACCTTTACTGCCCATCTTACCGACATTGTTGAGGTTCATGCCGTTTTGCACAGCTATGTTCTGCAAACGATTGGCAAAGTCTGACCGAGCAGCTTGTACTTCTGGTGTCACAACCTCTGGAGCCGTGCCAGTTACGTTCTGGATGCCGCGTCCTGTGGCTTTTGCAGCCTCGATAGTGGTTGTTGTACCACCACCCATTGCCCCACCAAGAACAAAGGACTCAAGGCCACGGTCAATTAGTTCGTCTTGCGTGTACTCGCCGCCTCTGACCGCTGCGCTACCTGCAATAGCCGCGTCTTGGACTGTTTCTGTTGCACCCTCGCCAACTGTAGACTTGAGGATACGTTTACCTATAGCTTGGGCTGCATTTGGCTTACCAGCCTTGATCAGCTTCTCTACAAGCTCTTGTCCTGACAGTTTAGCTAGGTCTGGCTTCGGGATAACCTTACTTGCACCAAACCTGTCTAAGATACCGACAATAACGCCTGTTCCAGCAGCCAGTTTGCTGTCGTAATCACCTGTCTTTTCTTCTTGCTCGAAG